ATTTTCGGGTGAGTAATCTTTATTTACGTCCAACCGCTCAATCGTGTCTTTTGGGCTGGGATTCCCCATGTCGGACAAGAAGTTTTCAAATTTTTTCCATGACTCGCAATAACCAATTCCGCGGCCACCATAGTATTTGTAGTCAGAACTCTTTGGGTTGTCGCATCGTTGTTTCATTCCGCACCAGCATCGGAATGCCTTTGTCTGCTTGCCTGTCCTTCCGGCTCCGTGCTTTGCAAATGTTTCATCTATCCTTTGCTTGTGAAAGCATCCACAGCTAGTAGTTTTGTTGTTGATTACGCTGTATCGATAAATAGCTTTTGGAGGGCTGCCGCATGAGCATTGAAAAAGCCAATAGTCCTTTTTATCTGCAGTACCAACAAATGTCAGCCGATTGAACTGGGTGCCGATTGGCGGTAGACTTCGCATGTTGACTCAGTAGTAGTGAGTTGACCACGCCTCAGGGACTGGCATCCGCTGGGGCACATCAATGGTAGCGCAAGAGCGTAGAATGAAGCAACGTCGTAGGTAGGTCAGTGGCTGCAGTCGCCAACGTAGCAATCAATGTAGATTCGCGTGGCGCTGTTGGCAAGCTGCGTCAGGTGGCGGATCGCAGTAAAGAGCTGGAGAAAGCAGCTCAAGGGGCATCCACGGCGGTTTCAAAGACCGGACGAGAATTGAAAACTGCTGCCAATGGTATGCAGTATTTCATTGATGCGACAGGTCGAGCAAGAAAAGCCAATGGGCAGTTTGTAACAACTGCTGAGGCTGCTGCTGCAGGACTTAAAGAGCAAAGTAGATCAGCATCACAGGCACAACGAGGATTTAATGGTCTTATTGGCAGTGTCGGAAAACTTGCCGCTGCATACGTTACTCTCAACGCTGCTCAATCAGCCGTTAGTGCTGGCATCCAACGCATTGAGTCTGAACGTCGCATTCAGTTTCTTGCAAAACAATATGGCGAAATAGATCAGCTTGCGCGTGCTGCTGCTAATGCGTCTGATCGTTTTGGGCAAAGTCAAACAGCTGCCAATCGTGCAATTGCTGATGTTTATGCGCGACTTAGGCCAGTTGGCGTTTCACTGGAAAACATTGTCAGCGTCTACAATGGTTTTAATACTGCGGCACGCATTAGCGGATCAACTGCCGTAGAGGCTGAAAACGCATTCCGTCAACTGTCACAGGCGCTAGGTTCCGGCGCATTGCGTGGTGACGAATTTAACTCAATCGCAGAGCAAGTGCCCGGCATCTTGACTGCGATCAGTCAAGAAACAGGTGTAGCGCAAGGCAAGCTAAGAAAATATGCGGCTGAAGGCAAAATTACTGCTGATGTTGTTATTGCAGCATTGCAGCGAATCGAAAAGGATGGCGCAGATCAGCTAAAAGAAGCGTTAGGAGGACCAGAGCAAGCGATTCGTGATTTTCAAAACGCCGCCGAAGATGTGCAGGTTGCATTAACAACTGCAATCGTGCCAGAGATGGCGCGTGCATTTAGGGATCTTGCCGCAATCATTGAAGGTCTAGAGCCATCACTTAGATTTATTGGCGGGCTTATTGCTGATACTCTTGGTAGTTTTAGGACGCTTGTTGATAGTGTTCGCGGCGGTCCAGTCGTTGAACGCTTAAGACAAGGCGGGCAGCTTGGCTTTAATGTTGGCCAAGAAAAAGAGCAACTTCGTTCATTTTTTGGGAAGGAGCGTTTCGCGCAACTTGAGCAACAAGCTAGGGAAAGTGCTAAGGCACAATCCATCCCATTTGCGGAAGCATTAGGAGAACGCTTGCGGGTAGCAATTAAAGTACAAGATCGCGCCAAACAGATTCAAGCACAGCCAAAACGTCCAACTCTTCCTACTCGCCCAGTTCGCATTGGCGATACAGTCGGCGCTGGTGCTGGCGCTGGCACTAAGGCAGCAGCAAAAGTAAAAGAAACCGACGCGCAACGTGCTGCCAAAATCGAAAAAATTAGGGCTATTGAGCGTGATATTTTTGAAGCAAGACGTGCTGGCAATGAAGTATTGGTAGCGCAGCTTGAAGCATTTAAGACCCAAACCGAAATTCAACAACGTGGACTAGGAATAGAAGAAGAAACCCAACTGTTGCTGCAAAATGGTGAACGCCTTAATGAGCGCCTGAAAGAACTTGATGATCAAAGGCTTGAGCGGTTGAGTAGGTTCTTGCAAGGCACACAAGAATTAATTCAAGCTCAAAATGATATCGTTGGCAACTATCAAGAAGAAACACAGTTGCTAGAGTTGCGTGCTCAAAAAGGCGAGGAGTTTGTCCAAAAATTTAAAGATATCAATAGGCTCATGATGGAAGGTGGTTTATCTTTCGGCCAAGCATTTAGTCAAATTGAAGCTAGAACCGCTGCGATGAACGCATTGAACAAAGAGGCTGATTCGTTTGAAAAAGCTCTTCAAGGCGCTGGTGACATTATTGGCAACCAACTGCGTGGTGCGATTGATGGGTTGATTGATGGTACTGCGGATTGGAATGATATCCTGCAAAGCACACTTAAACAGCTTGGTAGTTTCCTTATCAAATTTGGCTTGAACACTTTGGCTGGCAGCGATGGCGTTGGCATCCTTAGCTTCCTTGGATTCGGCGCCCGCGCCAACGGCGGCCCAGTTACAGGCGGCACGCCCTACATCGTCGGTGAGCGTGGACCGGAACTATTTGTTCCAAGTCGTTCTGGCTCTATTGTCCCTAACGACAGGCTTGGCGGTGGCGACAACGTAAGCGTTGTGGTTAACGTGGATGCAAAGGGTACAAGCGTTCAAGGCAATGACCAGGAAGGAAACCAACTGGGACGTGTTCTCTCGGCTGCTGTTCAGGCTGAGTTGATCAAACAAAAACGCCCTGGAGGCTTGCTCGCATAATGGCTACCTTTCCCAGCTACGATCCGGTTTATTCCGCAAACAAGAGTAGCGAGCCAAGAACGCGCATTGTTCAGTTTGGCGATGGTTATCAACAGCGCCTCACGTTTGGCCTTAATCAAAACCCGAAGGAATGGCAGTTGACTTTTGATGTAACTGATGATGATGCCGACATTATCGAGGCATTCCTTGATGCTCGTGCCATTGATTCTGCCAGTTTTGACTGGACACCACCTGATACCGTTACGTCTTACAAGTGGATATGCCCAAGCTGGAACCGCGAACTATATGTATCTAAGCGCAGCAAAATCACAGTAACATTCCAACAGGTCTTTGAGCCGTAATGTCTGTACCCGTATCTGCCTTACAAGAAATTGCCCCTGGTGCAATTATTGAGCTATTTGAGCTGCAGCTTGATACTGATTTGCACGGAGCATCCACGTTGTATCGTTTTCATGCGGGTTCAAATCTAAACGCTAACGGCGAGCTTGTCTGGAACGGCAATAGCTATTTGCGCTATCCAGTGGAGGCTACAGGTTTTGAATATTCAGGAGCAGGCCAGTTACCGCGACCTGTTTTCCGCATTTCAAACGTCTTGAGTCTGATTACTGCTTTGTTGCTTACGTTGCCTGATGGGTTAGAAGGCGCGACGTTAACACGAATCCGTACCTTGGCACGTTATATCGACGCAGCAAACTTTCCAGGCAATGTAAATCCTTATGGAACGCCAGATCCAACGGCTGAGTTTCCGCAAGAAATTTACTACGTTGACCGTAAGGTCATTGAAAACGCAGAGATTGTTGAATTTGAACTTGCTGCTGCATTTGATATGGCTGGGATTCGAGCACCAAAACGTCAGTGCATCGCCAATTTATGCCAATGGGCCTACAAATCTGCAGAATGCACATACTCTGGTCCATTAGCTACTTGCGAAAAAACACTGAAAGCATGTGAGGAGCATTTTGGAGAAAACCAGCCGTTACCATTCGGCAGTTTTCCTGGCATCGGAACGTATTATCAATGATGTGGCGTGATTTTGCTGCTGCTCATGCAGTTGAAGCTGACCCAAAAGAAGCTGTGGTTTGGTCGTCATCATTGATGGCGAGCGGAAATACTGGCCATGTAAAAATCTAGCCAGCGGCAACGATCAGTTTATTCTTGATCCTGATGATTATATGGAAGCAGAGGATGCTGGTGAGATTGTAGCTGTATTCCATAGCCATCCCAAAACACCAGCGATTCCAAGCCAAGCGGATCTAATTGCAATTGAAAGCAGCTTGGTCCCTTGGTATATCTTTAATCCAAAAACACAGTCATGGAGCGGAGAGCTGTTGCCAACAGGTTATGAAGCGCCGCTAGTAGGGCGTGAATGGGCATGGGGATTATCCGATTGCTGGACATTAGCTCACGATTGGTACAGCCATCACGGTTTGAATTTGATTGATTTCGAGCGGCCACTGACACCAGAAGAGTTTGAAGCCAATCCGATGTTTGAAGATTGCTGGGAATTGGCGGGATTTTATCCTGTACCAGATGATCAGCCGTTGGAGCGCGGCGACCTTGTTTTCATGAGCATCAGAAACAAGAGGTTAAACCATTGCGGTGTTTACATCGGTGACGGGATGTTGTTGCATCATCTTCGTTATCGCTTGTCATCACGGGATATGTATGGAGGCTGGCTTGCGAAGTGCACGGGTCGTAGACTAAGACATCCAGGCATGTGTAAAATTGGCGAGGGGAAGTAGTCACCATGATGAAAACCATCAAGGTTTACGGCAAGCTCGCAAAATTCTTGGGGCGTCGAGTCTTCAAGGCTGATGTATCCAGTGCTGCAGAGGCTGTTCGCTTTCTTGTCGCAAATTACCCAAAATTACATTCGCACATGCGCGAGCAATATTATCGCGTTAGGGTAGGCAGCCATCCGTTAACCAGCGAAGAGCTGCACCATCCCACAGGTATGCAGGTTATACGAATCGCACCAGTTCTTGCAGGTGCCGGAAGCAACGGTGGTTTGGCCAGATTTTGATCGGAGCGGCTTTGATCGGTTTGTCGTTTGTCAGTTTTGGCGCTGGTACTGCCTTTGCAGGAATGGGAGCAGCTTTTAGTGGTGCTGCTGCTGGATTTGGCAGCACGGCATTGTTTTCCATTGGCGCTTCACTTGTTCTTGGTGGTGTTGCTCAGTTAATCAGCCCTGTACCAGCGATACCTACAGGGAAAGACAGTGAACAGGATCCAAGGAAAACCTATAGTTTTTCTGGCATTCAGCAAACAAGTCGTCAGGGTATTCCAGTACCAATTGTTTATGGCGAAACGATTGTTGGTTCTATTGTAATTTCTGCCGGTATTGACACCGAAAAGGTAAGCGTATGACTCGGATTTATGGTGCTGGCGGCGGTGGCGGCAAGGGCGGCGGTAGTCGTGGCGGTAGTACGCCTGACATTGACAAGGATGATCTTGAATCCACACAATATGCCAAGGTTGTTGATCTAATCAGTGAAGGCGAAATTGAGGGTTTGGTTGGCGGTGCAAAGGGTGTCTTTTTTGAGAACACACCACTGCAGAATCAAGATGGTACGTTTAATTTTAAGGATGTTGAATATTACGAGCGCACTGGAACGCAAGATCAGGACTATATCCCGCTAGGGGACATGGTAGAGGATGAAACACCTGTAGGCGTATTTTTTGACACAGAAGACCAAAGTGCTGTCCGTCAAATTACAGACACAAATGTAGATGCAGTAAGAATTACACTTACCATCCAGCAATTACTACGAATTGAAGAGGATGGTGATCAGCGTGGAGGCAAGGTACAAATTAAAATTGAAGTGCAGTATGACAGCGGAGGTTATGTAACCGTTATTGATGATGAAATCAAGGGTAGAACAACAAATCCGTATCAACGTGACTATTTGATTAAATTCACACAAGAGTTTGCAACTTCTGTTGATATTAGGCTTACTCGTTTATCCAGGTCTGCGGCTGATGAGCAAACGGATGAAGGCTATCTGCAGTATGCAAACGATTTTACCTGGACTTCCTACACTTCTATTATTTACGCAAAACTTCGGTATCCAAATTCAGCACTGTTTGCTGCAAGGATTGATGCCGCTCAATTTGGCAGTATTCCTNATCGTAAATATAGGGTGCGTGGAATCAAGGTTCGCATTCCAAGCAATGGCACGGTAGATCAAGATAATGGTCGTATTGTCTACAGCGGCGACTGGGATGGCACGTTTGCTGCTGCAACGTGGACAACTGATCCATGTTGGATTTTGTGGGATCTACTAACATCAACTCGATATGGATTTGGTGATCAAATATTAACTGCCTCTGAAAAAGCAAGCTTTACGGGCAATGCCTCGCGTCTTGATAAATTTGCTTTTTATTCAGCAAGTCAATATAGCTCTGAGTTGGTTGACGATGGCCGCAATGGTCAAGAGCCGCGATTTAGCTGTAACGTAAACATTCAAACAGCAGAAGAAGCCTATAAGTTAATCAATGACTTGTGTTCGGTTTTTCGTGCCATGCCTTACTGGGCATCTGGCGCTATGGAAATATCTCAAGACAAGCCCAAGGACTACAGTTATTTGTTTACAGCAGCAAATATCGGGCCAGGTGGATTCACCTACCGAGGTGCTAGCCGAAAAACTAGGCCCACGGTTGCCGTGGTCAGTTACTTGGATCTTGATTTGCGAGACATTGCTTATGAAGTAGTCGAGGACCAAGCCGAAATAGCCAAATGGGGCGTGGTTCGTGCTGACTTATCTGCATTTGCATGTACTTCACGCGGTCAAGCGGCACGTATTGGTCGGTGGTTGCTTTATAGCGAGCGTTATGAATCCGAAAGCGTAAGTTTTACAACAAGTATTGATGCTGGTGTTGTTTTACGCCCTGGCGATACAATCAAAACAAGCGATCCACTACGGGCGGGTGAGCGCCGTGGTGGTCGCATTGTTTCTGCAACCACAACTACAGTTACAGTTGATGATTCAACATATTTAACAGACCAAAACAACGCTCAATTGAATGTGATTTTACCGGACGGAACACTTGAACAGCGGGCAGTTGCAAGTATCTCTGGTGCGACAATCACTGTATCATCAGCGTTTAGCGTAGCGCCAAATGCAAACAGCGTGTGGGTGCTTGGTACGAATGATATTCAAACTCAAACCTGGCGTGTTGTTGGCGTACAGGAGCAGGACGATGGCATGTTTGATGTTATGGCAATTGGCTATAACTCAAGTAAGTTTGATTACATTGAAAATGGGGAGTTATTGCAGCAGCGTGATGTAACAAATTTAAACATTATTTACAATGCGCCAGAATCCTTAGATGCCAGGGAAGTGCTGTATGAACTAAATGGTGTTGCTAAATCAAAATTACTTGTTTCGTGGAAACCTATTCCAGGCGTCAAGGAATACCGCGTCCAATGGCGCGAAGAGGACGGCAATTGGCAAACAATATTACAGCAATCACGGCCTGATTTTGAAATACTTGATACAAGCCCAGGTCTTTATGAAGTAAAGGTCTGGTCATTAAACACTGCGCTGATACCTTCCCCAGATCCTGCATATTTGTCATATAACGCAGAGGGCAAAACAGCCGTACCGGAAGATCCTACGGGGCTTAGCTTGATTGCAAATTCAGATACAACTGCAATTTTGAGCTGGGATCGCGCTATGGCTCTGGATGTGATTTTAGGCGGCAAGGTCTTGATTCGTCACAATAATGCTTTGACTGGTGCGACTTGGAGCGAGTCTCAAAGTGTTGTTGCGGCTGCTGCAGGCAGTCAAACACAAAAACAGGTGCCGCTTCTTGAAGGTACTTATTTGATTAAATTTGAAGATGACACAGGGAACAGATCGGATAATGCCGCAACATTTGTTGTTGACTTGCCAGAGCAACAACCCAAACTGCTGGTTGAAAACTATCGCGCCGATGCGCCGTACTACATTCTTTTTGATGATTTTGAATTGATAGACAGCGTTGCTAGCAATATTGACACTTATTCCTTGCCAGCATTTTCGGGCACTGGGTCCAATATGTCGTATAGCGCAAGTTCGCAGGGATTGATTTTAGATGACACATCTTTAGGAAGCGGTGAATTTCAATTCGATAGAACCGTCGATTTTGGCGGAGTATTTGATGTTAATGTTCGTCGCCATTTAGCTACGTCAGGTTATCTGGAGGGTACTTTATGGGATGGCCAAAGCAGCCTTATTGACACATGGAGCGATATTGATGGCGGTGTCGTTTCTGATGTTGATGCAATTATGTATATTCGCGCAACGCCCGATAACCCAAGTGCAGCGGTATGGGGCCCTTGGCGCGAATTTTCAAATGCAGTAATTCGAGGCAGAGCGTTCCAATTCAAGGTGAAGGGAATTAGCGAAAACCTAGCGCAAAACGTACTAATCTCAGAAGTGGGCGCAGCTTTTGAGCTTCAGCAGCGGCTGGAGGCTGTTGGACCGTTACTTACAAATGAATCTGGGTTTACGACGATCTCGTTTGATGTGCCATTTTACGAACCACCTACCATTTCAGTTGTTCCTTATAACAATGACGGAACGGCGCAGGTCAACATCGCCAATGCCTCACGCACTGATTTTGAAGTACAATTCACCTATAGTGACTTGGTAGAAAGTCGCGCCTTCAACTACGTTGCCGTTGGATACGGCAGGGAGATCACTTAAATGGCCCAGCACGACTACAACATTGCCAACCAAACCGGCGCAGCATTCCGCGCTGATCTGAATAATGCGCTTTCGGCAATAAAGACTCTTAACAGCGGTGCATCGCAACCAGCCAGCACAACGGCTTATATGTTGTGGGCTGATGAGGGCAACGATCTGCTCAAGCTGCGAAATGCAAGCAATAATGGCTGGATTACGCTTAGATCTTTTACTGGGAATATAACCACCACTCCACTTGGCATCGGGACTAACACCCCGAGCGACTATAGCAGTTATGCAAACACAGCGGTCGTGTATGAAAGTAATAGTGATGCTGGCATCACTATTGCTACAAACAGCTCTTCTTACGATTGCAATATCTATTTTGCAGACGGGACGGATTCTACGTCCGAAAGAGTAGGTCGCATCCAATACGACCATGGCGTCAATGACATGATGTTCTGGGTCAACGGTTACGTCAGGGGTGTTTTTGGGCAGAATGGAACATTCTACAATATGGCACTAAACAATACATTTTATGCACAATCTTCCGCAAGTGCAGCTACAACTTACACGCTATTCAGTGGCGCATATAGCGCCAGTCAGGGCAATGAGAACACAGGTATCATCAGCTTTAAGGTTTACACAAATGGAAATGTGGAAAATAGCAACAATAGCTATGGGCAGCTTTCTGACATTAAGCTAAAAAGTAATATTGTTGATGCTTCGTCTCAGTGGGACGATATTAAGAATTTTCGGTTTGTGAATTACAATTTAATCAGTGACCCGAGCACCATGCAGCTCGGTGTTATCGCGCAGGAAATTGAAAATGTATCTCCTGGCCTTGTTTATGAAGTGCCAGAACTTGATGAAAACGACGTTCCAACTGGTGTTGTGACCAAGGGAGTCAAATATTCGATCCTCTACCTAAAGGCAGTAAAAGCCCTTCAGGAGGCAATGGAGCGCATCGAGCAACTGGAAGCCAAGGTCGCAGCATTGGAAAACGCCTGATCAACGCTAGACTTGTCGCAGGAGGTGCATCATGGCTGTCCAACCCGGCATCTATAACATCGCGCTTCAGCGTCGGGCGGATTACAGCATCACGCTGCAATTTAAGGACAGCAACGACGCGGCCATCGACCTTACCGGCTGGTCCGTTGCCGCACAAACGTGGAACAAAAACCGCACCACCAAATACGCCGACTTCGCTATTGACTACACAAATCGCATTGCCGGTACAGTCACCATCAGCTTGACAGACACGCAAACCGAAGCGTTGCCTGATGAAGTTTATTATGACGTGCTACTAACAAATCCAAGCGGCTTGAAAGAGT